CTTAGATAATATCATTTATTATTATCCTATCATACCTATCTAAAACGTTTGTATATACAGAACCACCACCACAAAAAACATCAACAAAAGTTGTTTTGGTGTAATCAAATTCAGTTAATAATTGTTCTAACAATTTGAACTTTGACCCTGTATAATTAAATGGTGTTTCTATCATATTTTTATTCAACATCATCTTCAAGATAATTTATTTTCATAGATCTTGGTTCCGTAAAGTCCCAGGTCTTACTTTCAAACTCTTTGGTCATATCATCAACCTCCTCTTTTGTCCAAATGGGTGCAAACATAGGTCGGTATCTTAATGGTTTATCTTTACATTCTTCCCACTCATTAACTCTTTTGGTTACATCTTCAACAAAGTTTTTTTCTTTATTGTATTTAACCCAGTCACGGTAATCACCCTCAGATTTAATATACATAACGTCACCATAATTTTCAAACTCCATTTCAGGAAATTCTAAATTGGGATTGTTGGTATAAACATCGACAATACCGTTGTCTCCGTAATACGAATCACAAAGTTCTCTTAGAGCATATAAACTACTTGGTCTTTCTTCCCAAACACTACCAAACTGACGAACAGAACAGATATACAAATAACCATCTGTGTAGTCATATATTTTACCATTAATTTCATTTCTTAACGAGATAAGTTCGTCTATTGTTAGTTTATCTAAGTTCATAATTATTATTTAAAAGACCACTATTAATTAATTCAATTATTTCTTCGGGTGTTTCTTTTACATTAAAACCTCCGTTATTGTGTGTTGTTACTCCAACCACAGTTCGTTTTTTTGATGTGGGTTCTCCTTGATACCACATTTGACTATCCTTTACTTCATAAAAATGCCCAATTTCATTAACATTAACGTAAATAAAACTATCGTCTTTATGGGATGTTAATTTAATTATTTTCATATTATTTGTTTTTTATTTATACACACCATAATCGGTCATATCAACATTTCTTTGTTCCACAATTTGAATTAACTTTTCAAGTGCAACATCACCTTCAAAAACTTGATTTTCCAAATTATAAACATACCACCCATTTTCACCTAAACAAACTTTAAATTCACCATCTATTTGTGGTATTAACCACATAAATGCTTGTTGCCAAGTTGGCGCCGATGTAAAATGTTCAGGAATTTCAGAGTTCTTACAAGTGGCAAAACCTGTTCTAATATACTCATCTCTATCATCAACACCACAAGGTTTTTCTTCAAAGTTCTCTACTTGATAAAAAGCAAAACAAGACCCATTATACCCAAGTTTTTTCATCCTTAAAGCAAGTGAGTATATAACAAATTCTTTTTCCATATCACAAAGATAAATGTTTTTTTGCGTTTTCCAAAAATTTCTCAATGTTTTCTTTTCCTGACGGATTTGCCGAATGGACCAAATATTCAGGTAATGGAACGTTTTCGTCTGCACAATATTCAACAAGGAATTTTGCACAATCAAGTCCTGTTTTTTCCATACTACCAAATTTTATAACCATATCATCCTCAGACATGTTTTCATAATCTTCAGGTTTAAAATCATAGTGAAAATCTGCCAAGTCATGATCAAAAGATATAAATTCAGGTACTCCGTTCATTTCTATATATAAAACAAACTCATCGTAGTTTCTTACAATATCCCAATCATTTTCCCAATAAAACTTATTGAAATTACTTGGAATTAAATTAATCGCGTCCTTTGGAATTCTTATATCGTCCAAGAACAATTTATTATTTTTCATATAATCCGTCTTTTTCGTCGTTTTTCATCATTTCAACTAACTTAACTTCTCTAACATACTTTCGTATAAGTTTGAATATCTCTGTAATATCTGTAAATTCAGATGGTGGACTATCGTTTCTACCAGGAAGAAATATTAAAGTAAATCCGTGATTTGCCTCAAACTTTTCTGTTACTCTTATACCACAGATTTCATCAATATAAACCCAAGGAAAGTTTCCTGATAGTTTTACATCAATACCAATTTTTTTCAATCTCTCAACAAACCTTGTGATCTTATCACCAGTTAGTTTTGTTGCACTTTCAGTTTCCACGTAAGTTCCAAATTTAGTTTCTTTTGTTTTCATACTAGAATTTTTCCATTCTTTCCAAACATCAAAATCTTTAAGTTTTTCTAAAAACTCATCATCCATTTTTTTTGCTTGTTCAAATAATTCATCAAACCTATCCCAATTTAAGTTAAGAAATGTTGTATCACCATCTTTTTCAAATTGTTCTTTCAACCATTCTAATGTTGTTTTCATTCTATTCTGATTTAAATAACCCATTAAATTTCATTTCACATACTTTATATCCTGTATCGTAACCTAATTGATACCCTTTAATTCTTTGCTCTTTATCCATTTCTTTGGCTTGTTCAAATAACTTAGCAATGAAGACTCTTGCATCATTACCTACATTTAACTTGTTAATTTCTTCATTAAACCATTCTACCGCTGTCTGTTTTGCTTCCATAACATTCTAATTTTTTATCTTTAACATTCCACAAATCTTTTTTTCCTTCCGTCATATGACAATTGTGTTTTTTACCAGTTCTTTCGGCAAAATCAACAATCATATCGTTGTGCCGATTACGAATAAAGTGTGGACATTCTTTACAAGGTTTTTTCACCTTACAAAGATAAGAAATGTTTTTTAATAAAACAAAAAATCCCTCCGTAAAGAAGGGATTTAATTTTTTTGTTGTATAAACGAAATAAAACTTCTTCTATACATTAGTTATGTGTAATAATTTTTTACCTTGTCTCTATTTTAATTTCTATAAAAGATGTCGGTATATCATACCATTCAGCAACAAATTTTCTATCAATATGATTTTTACTTCTGCGTATTACTCTACCATTTCTGGTATCAATAGCAACCCACTCGGTGGATATTTCTTTTTCTTTATATCTTTTTGGTTTTACATCATCGATTATTAAATTTAATAATTCTTCATATTCATCCTCATCAAAAAAATCCTCAACATCTTCAATGTCTTGTGATGTTAATTCTAATACTTGATATCCAAAATCATCGTGATACTCAACTTTGTAATCAAATAGATAATCACCATATTCTAATTCACCTTCAATTATAATAGGTGAATCATCATCATCTTCATCTCGTTTATATTCATTAGTAACACTTTCATTCAAATTGAATTTTTTGAATGTATCTATATATTTTCTCATGTCTTTACCCATAGTTTTATTTTTATACATAAATACTCAAAATTTAAATTTTAACCTTCCACAAATCTTTTTTTCCTTCTGTCATATGACAATTGTGTTTCTTACCAGTTCTTTCGGCAAAATCAACAATCATATCGTTATGACGATTACGAATAAAGTGTGGACATTCTTTACAAGGTTTTTTCACCTTACAAAGGTAGGGAATTAAATTTGATTAAACAAATTATTTGGGGGTTATTCTATACTTAAAAAAGGGTATATTACTTTTAATTTTTTTAACATCCAAAATATCATCATAATTTACTTTTAACATTTCCTCATAAGAAAGTGTATAATCATTATCGTCGTAATTTGATGTTAATTCATCACCTTTTTTAATATTTTTTATTGTTTTACCATAAATCTTATTACCAATTCTGGTGTTTTTAATATTTGGGTTATAACTGTGATTTAAATACCTCAATGGTTCACCACCAAAATATGATCTACCCTCAATTATTGCATATAAATAAGTTGTATTTTTTTTAATATCTTCTTTTGCAAAAAGACCTTTTCCGGCAATTTTACTTTTTTTTACCTCAATTTTATCATAAATTGAGTTATCTAATTTTTTTTTATCTGACTCTGTAATATAATTATAACTAGTTTGGATTGGTCTTTTACCGTATTTCTTTTCAGTAAGTTTCTGGTGTAATTCCCAATCTAATATAGATTCATTTGTTTGACCTTTTTCGTCAGGAATTAATGAATAAACTTTTGATATTCTTTTAATTAGTTTTGTTGCAACATAATTAAATCTTTCACATTCATCTTTGAAAAAGTCCATCTCTCTATTTTCATATTTTGTTACGTGATTACGATATTTGTTAAGAAGTTTTGTTTTGCTTTCTGATGGTGCTTTTCCTCCAAACAATTGTGAAAAAGGTCCCATTTTTGAAAACATAGTTTCTTCATGGGATAAAATATATTTTTCAAAAAATTCCATTTTTGTGTTTGATAAATTAATATAAACTAACTCTAAAACCATTTTTATATTTTCTTTGGGTGAATTTTCTTTTGGATTTTCTCCGGCATGTTCAAGTAAAGCAAAAACTCTATCCATTTGATCATATAGACTTTGTATCAAGTATTCAAATGAAAAATTTTGTATTCTTTTTAATTCTTTAATTACATCATCATTCATTAAAAATTCATAAAAATTTTCTCTTGTAATTCCTTTTTGAGTCATTCTTGATGCAACTTCTGTTGGTCTAACTACATTTTCTTCATTTTGAATAAAATAACTATATCTCATAAATTCATTAATAACTGGTATTCCAAAGTTTAGTCGACCTGAAGAGTAAGTTTGGTAATCCGCAGTATTACCGGCTAATCCTTTTGTTTTTTTACTTCTTCTAAATCTGTGCATTAATTCATGAGCCATTGTTGATATATGTTGTGTTTCATATTGTATAAAACTATTATATAAATCACTTGGTTGCCATCCTTCTGGAACAATAAACTGAATAAATAAATCAATAGTTGATGTTTCAGCGTTAATTTGCATCATAATACCCTCATCAAAATTAAATTCATTTCCAACACCCATTGAAGCAATTACAGCTTCAGTACCATCATATTCCTCTAATTCTTCAACTTTTATAAGTAAATTTAAATTTGTAAAATTTACATCAGAAACCCTTAAATTAATTTCAATATCTTCAAATAAGTATTTTTCTTTATTTGAGTTAATTTCTTTTAATTTACTCTTAACAATATCATATAGTACTTTTCCTTCATCAAGAATATTTTCTGGAACACCTACGGCCTCTTTGATTAATTTTAATTGAGATTCTGTTATAATGATTTTCATAATAATAAATATAATGGAGTTGTGATTTAACCCACAACTCCTATTAAATCATCTAAATGGTGATCTCCGGACATATCAGAACCTATTGGTCTTTTATCCATCATTTTAATGATATCTGAAATATCATATGGGTCCATACCATTTCCGTCAACACCAACATCCATTCTTCTACCATTACCAAATTTACGGTGTTCTGGTAAATGTACGTGACCGTGAAGGTGAATTACACCTTTGTTAAGTCCGTGCCAACTTTGTAATGGATAGTGACACAATACAAAACTTCTATCATTAATTTTAACTTCAAGGTAATGGCTGACACTTAAAAACCGATTTCTTATATCACCTCGGTTATTCTCAATATGATGATCGTGATTTCCTAATATAAGATGAATGTTTTGACACACCAATCTATCAAGGAATAATCCGATATTATCAAATCCACCAAATGAAACATCACCAAGCATTATCAAAGTGTCGTCCTGACCAACAAAATGGTTTATACCATCAACAAGTCTTTCATTCATTTGTTCAATGGTTTGAAAATCTCTTGTTGAGTCTTCCGGTATTTGACCATCCTGGGTTCTCCAGTTTGTTACACCTCGTACAATATTTTTGTGTCCGTAATGTGTATCCGATGTTATGAATACTTTTCCTGTTGTTAATATTTTTTTAAAACTCATAATTTTTTTTATTAAAGATTAAAATCATTTTGTTCTGTTATTTGTTTATTAAAATATGTCATATAATCACTAATTCTTCTTGGTGAGGTTGTTGGATTAATTGTAATTTCATTACTTGGTTCTACTGGTATTCCATACGGTTCAGATGTCCACGTACTTTTATAACGATTAACATCCATTAAATTTCTTATTCTTTCAACTAAGTTTGAACTATTAATTGTTTCGTTATTACCTTGATGAATATTAATTATATCTGAAATAGATACTGGTTTATTTATGGTTATACCATAAATCAAATCAATTGTTCTTTCATTTTTTTGTAATTCTTTTCTAATTTTTAGAAAAATTTCATCAGGTATGAAATCTATAAACATTGGACTAACTTCACTATCGTCCGCGGTCCAAGCTTGGAATTTATCGTCACCATAATCTCTTGAGAAAGCGATTTTAGTATCAGTTTTTTTATTAATACAATAAATTAACCTATGTGTTTTTAAATATTTGTCCCAATATTTTTCTTGTGTTGTACACCATTTAGTATTTGAACCATAAACTCTTGAGGCATCAAAACTTAAAGGTGTTAATATTAACCAGGTATCATCTTCGTGTATTTTCAAAATTTGTTTTTCAACTTCTTTTTGTTTTTCAATATCTTCAGCAATCTTAACTTGTTCGTTTAACTCAAGAAAATTTTTATATTTACTAATATCTTTTTCTTTTATTCTATTGGCTCTTGAATGTCTTTCAAATTCATTCAAAGCTTGAATCTCATTTGACCCAAACAAAGATACTCCAAGATAACCTTTAAGTTCATCTAGGTTTGGACTATAGTATTGATTATCTCTTTTAAAATTTTTAATTAAAAACTCAGTATACTTGTAAGTACCAGTTGGGTCCAATGATGTTATAATATCAATTAATGATATATTCAAATCCGGATGTTGTTCTTTTAATTTGTCTAATCTACTCATAATTTATACTCAAAACGATTACGCATTTGTTCTATTTTATCTTCTGGAACATTATGTTCGTTAGTTCCTCCGTGTCTGTTTTCAACAATCACAGTAAAAACTTTATATCCATATTTTTTTGCTAATTCAAAGTATGGTTCCATTTCCCATTCTTGTGTAAATGTGTTTGAAACCGTAATTCTATTAACATTAACCTGGTCACCTTTTGTTCTCATCCAGGCTTCAGTTTGTGCTTTACAATATTCGTGAGCAAACTTAATTTTTGACCCATCAAATTTGTAATTACCTTCACCATCAATAAAGTATTGGTCGGCTTCAACTATTATTGAGTTTAGTGTTCTGGCAAATGTTGTTTTTCCTGATCCCGGTCAAGGCACCCCCCTAACAAGAAATAAAATCTTTTCGGGGAGTGTTGTATTTTTTTCAATATTCATATATTTATTATTAGAGGTATTCTTGATACTGAATACAAATATACTAAAAAAATATTATTATGACAAGTTTTAAAAGGAAATGTCCAAAATGTGAATGTGAAATAACATACACAAACAAATATAATATGTTAAATGCGGAAAAAAAATTATCTAAATGTAAAAGTTGTGGGTTAAAAGAAATAATGACAGATGATGTTAAAAAAAGAATGTCAGAAAGAGTTAAAGGAGATAAAAACCCAATGTTTGGTAAATTTGGTGAATTAAACCCATTTTTTGGTAAAAAACATAGTGAGGAATCAAAAATAAAAATGCACGAAAATCGTGATTATAGTGTTTATAAAACAGAAGAATTTAGACAAAAAATATCTAAACTATCAAAAGGTAATAATAATCCAATGTATGGTAAATATTTTTATGATGTCTGGGTTGAGAAATTTGGGAAAAAGATTGCTGATGAAAAAATGATAGAGTATAAGAAAAAACAATCTCTATTAAATCGTGGTGAAAAAAATAATATGTATGGAAAACCATCACCAAAAAATTCTGGAAATGGGATTTGTGGTTGGTATAAAGGTTGGTTTTTTAGAAGTTTATTAGAATTGAGTTATATGATATTTGTAATTGAAAGATTTAATTTATCTTGGGAGTCCGGTGAAATTGAAAAATATAAAATTCCGTATAATTTTGATGGTATTAATAAAAATTATTTTCCTGATTTTGTTATAAACGAAAAATATGTTATAGAATGTAAACCAAAAAAATTATGGAAAATAAAAATAAATGAAGTTAAATTTAAATTCGCTAAAGATTTTTGTGATAAAAATAATTTAATATTTAAAATTAAGGATGTTACTAAACTTAAAAAACCGGAATTGTTTAATTTAATTTCAAATGGTGATGTTGTTTTAACAAATAAATGGAAAGATAAACTCCAATAAAACAAGAAAGGGAACAAATTTGTTCCCTTAATTTGGGTCGACATTGAATGTCAACTCTCCACCACCTTGTTTTTATAGAACAAGGAAACTATTTTGTAACCAAAGCTTCAATCTTGGATCTAACCTGTTCTGTTAGAGTAATTTCTTTTGTGTTTGTTACAATAATACAGTTAACTAGTGTATTTACCGGTATGTTAATATAAAATGTTTCGTTATTAAAAAAAGATAAGTTTTCTTTAAGTTCAACACTT